ACAGTTCAAACTAAACAGGTAGGCTAATATGGAACTATCTTCGTATCTGATTTGGAATGCTTTTATAACATTAGTCCTAGCTCCAATACTCTACAACATTCGACAAAACTCTCAAGAAAATAAACGTATTGATATTTTGTTAAATAAAACTAGAGAAGAAATAGCTAGAGACTATGTTACTAAAAGTGAGTCCAGAGCAGTTATGAAAGACTTAGTAGATAGATTAGATAAATTAGATGAAAAGCTTGACAAGCTCTTTGAATTAAGGTAAAATAGATTATGAAGAAAAAGTACAAAAGAGCAGGTACTACTTCTGAACGTCAAGACTATCGCAAGGGTGGGTATGTTGGTGACGGTAAAAGAGTAAAAAAATATTTAGCAGGAGAAATAAAATATCCTTCTAATTTTAATTTTGATTTTTCTGGTGTTAATTTTTCTCCTATTCCTAATATTTCAATACCAACAAATACACCTGCACCTAAGCCAGAAGCAGCACCAGCACCAGCACCAATATTTACAGCACCGATAACACCAGCACAACAAACACAACAACAAAACAATACAACATTTACTCAAGGACAAAGTACTATTGGTAGCGGAGATGTTGGTTCATCTGCAGGTGGAACTGTAGGTGGATTTAAGATTTTAGGTACAACAGTAGGAGGAACTACAGTGGACAAAGGAAATTTATCACCAGAAGCTCTAGATAGAAAAAGAAAAGATTTAGAAGCACAAGCAGCAGGTCGTGGTATTCAAGCTACTCCTATGCAAGTTCAAACTTTAGCGGGTCAAACAACGCAGGGAGAAATACAACCGGGAACTGGAGATTTAGGTGGATTACAAACTGTAACCGGCACTACTGGGCAAACACAAACTCCAGAACAAGTAAGTACTGCTGCACCTACTCAAGCTGCTCAACCACAACAAGTAGCTCCTGCACAAATAGCTGCGGTTGAAACTGTAACTGCACAACCTACTCAAGCTGCTGTAGGAACTATTAGTGATAAATCAGTAGCAGAAAAAGTAGATGTTAGTACTGTACCTACTATTACTGGTGTTGATGTAGATATTAAAGAAGGAGCATTAACTGATAGAGTAGTTGCTCAAATGTCTCCCGAAGCAGTTGCTCAAGCTGCTCAAGTAAATGGTTTAGATGTTAGAAGAGTTACTAGAGCAAAAGAAGAATTAAGAAATGCTGGTATAGATGAAATAACTATTGCAGAACTTGGTAACGACCCTACAGCTTTAGAAAACAGATTAATGAATTTATCTGATAAAGATAGAGGTTTAGTTGCTGGATTACCTGAAGAAGCTTTAATTAGCACACAAATGAATACTTTACTATCTGGCATTGAGCAAGGAACTGTACCAGTATGGGCAAGACCTGCTGTAGCACAAGTAGATGCTATTCTTGCTCAAAGAGGTTTAGAAGCTTCTACAGTTGGTAGAGATACATTATTAAATACAATTATTCAAAGTGCTTTACCAATGGCACAAGATAATGCTAGAGCTATACAAACATCATTAGCTCAAGAAAGAGCTACTGAAGCTCAAGTAGCAATTAAAGATGCTGAGTTTAGACAACAAACTGCTCTGACAAATGCTAATAATGTATTTAAATTAGACTTAGCACAATTTAGTGCTGACCAACAAACTGCTTTATCTAATAGTAAATTTTTACAAACTGTAAGTTTAGTAGAAACTAACAATGACCAACAAGCTACTATTCAAAATGCTTCATTATTATCTCAAGCTAATTTAGCTCAAGCTACTGTTGACCAACAAAGACAAATAAATAATGCTAAAGCATTTTTACAAATGGATATGGCTAATTTAAGTGCTGAACAACAAACTAATGTACTTAATGCTCAACAAACACAACAAGCTGCATTGAGTAATGCTGCTGCTCAAAATGCTGCTAAACAATTTAATGCTACTAGCGAAAATCAAGTTAATCAATTTATGGCTACTCTTTCAGCCGACACTGAAAAATTTAATACTACACAGATGAACGCTATTCAACAGTTTAATGCTTCACAAGCAAATGCTGCTGCAGCTAGAGATTCACAAAGAAGTTTTGATTTAGAAAAATTTAATACTGGAATAAAAAATCAAATAGAACAATTTAATTCTGCACTAGAAAATAATAGAAGAGAGTTTAATGCTAAAAATAGTTTAGCTATTGCTCAGTCTAATGCTCAATGGCGAAGACAAATAGCAACTGCTGATACTGCTGCAGTTAATGCTGCTGCTGAACAAGCAGTTAAACAAAACTTTGCTTTAACTTCACAAGCTCAACAAGCTTTGTGGCAAGATTTAAGAGACCAAGCACATAACATATTTACAGGTGCTAGAAAAGATAAAGACATTGTAGCTCAAATAGTTGCAGACTTTGCATCTAATCAGTTTGCAAATGATGAAGCTATGAACGGTATGTTGCAAGTAGTTAAAAGTACAATAACAAGTCTAACAGACTATTCAATAAGATAGGAGGTTTGACTTGGGATTCTTAAAGAAAGGATTAAAAACTGTAGGGAAAGCAGTTAAAGGTGTTGTCAAAGGTGTCGTAAAAATACAAAAAAAAGTATTTAAAGGTGCTGTTAACCTTGTTAAAAAAGCATGGAAGAATAAATATATTCGGGCAGGACTAATAATTGCTGCAATCGCTACGGGAGTAGGGGCTATTGCTGTAGCTGGAGCTACTGGAGCAGGAGCTGGTGGTATATTAGCTGCTACAGGTCTTAAAGGTGCATCGGCATTTGGAGCTTTAATGAAAGCTGGGTTTGTAGGTTTTACTGGAGCTGCTGGAGCTACTGCTGGATTAATAGGAAGCGGAGGAAGTCTTGGGTTAAGTGGTAGTATTTTAGCTGGAGGCTCTGCTATTACTCCAGTTGCTCCAACAGCCGTATCATCTGCAGCTTTATCTACAGCACCAACAGTAATTTCAGGATTACCCGGAGCTACTACAGGAGCTACATTTACTGCTTCTACACCTATTTCTGGATTAACTACAACAGCTTCTACAGGAGCTTTTAGTACTGCTGCTCCTATTACTAGCAGTTTAAGTTCTGTTGCCCCAACTACTTTTAGTTCAACTTTAGGGGCAGGAGCAACAACTGGTGGAGGAACATTTATTGGAGGATTAGGAGCAACACCTACAGGACCAATGAGTCTTGCACCTACAACAGCATCAGGAACTTTTACTGTTGCACCTTCTGCACCTGTAACTAAAGCCGTTAGTACAGCTTCTACAAAATCAGGATTTGTAAAAGGTTTACAAGAAACTTTAATAGGTGGTGTAAAACAAGGTGGAAAAAGTCTTATAGCACAAGGAATGTATAATCTAGTAATGCATGGTGATATTAAAGGACCAGAGTTCGAACAAGATTTAGTTGGTGGTGGTGGTAGAGCAGGTAGTTACACAGGCAGTTATGCTTTACCAGATGCTATAAGATTTACACAACAAGGTTTAGGTAGCGACACTATCGGCAGCACATATGTTAATATGTTACAAAATTTAAATTATGGTACAGGTTCTCTTGATTATGCAAGACATACCAATATGGCTCTTATGAGAGGAATCCAAATACCGCAAATACAATATGCTTAGTTATGTTAAAGAAAGATAAAAAATTAAAAAAAGTTGTTAATTCTACAGTAAGTGGTGCAGCTTTAGAAATGATAGATGAACTGGAAAAGAATGATGTTTCTCTTGACGAGTTTAGTGGTGGTGATTTTTTTGAAAGACCAGACAATCGTGGTGAAGAAAGATTACCTTTAACAAATACAAAAAATACACAAAACATGTCAGATAATTTAGAGTTTATAACATCTCATTTATCTGAGAAACAAGATGTTCCCGGAGCTTCTTTAACAAACGACCCAGAAAAACCTTACCCTTGGGAGCAACCACCTCAGTTTGCAAATCCTAGAGAAGCACAAGACTACATGTACACTTTACTTTCTACTCCAGAAGTAGCAGCAGATATTGTTACAGCATTAGGTCAAGGCATATCTGTAATGGACTTAACAAGTTTATTTGTATTTACTGGTTTTGTTAGTGGTAAATTTACTCCAGATGTAGGGTTATTAATTGGTGAACCTACTGCATATTTTATTATGGGTATTGGAGAGATGGCTAATATTGAATATAAAATTGAAGATGATGATACAGATTTAGATGAATTTATTGAGGGTGATATAACTGAAGAAATAATGAAACTAAATAACATGGAAAGAATAAAACAGTTATCAAATAAAAATAAAGTTCAGAAAAAAGATTTACCTAAAGAAGTTTTAGCAGAGGTTGAACAAAGAGTTGATACAAGTTTATTAGCTCCAACAGAAACAGAAGATAATAATTTATTAGATAGGAAAGAGTAATGGCAAAAGAAATAGATTTAAGTGGCATAGCAGCCGGTGTAGGACAAGCTAATAAAGCAAGACAAAAGTATCTTGAAGATGCTTTTGAAGATGAAAGAAACGAAAGATTTGGAGCTGCTTTTGTAAAACCTTTTATAGAAGAAACTGTTTTTGATGGTCCAGAAAGAAGGAGAAAAGAACGTCTTGAAATTCAAATGAGAGACCCTAATCTTACAAAAAAAATAAATGATTCTAAAGCAGAATTAATTAAAACTCGTAGTGAAGCTTTAAGAAGTACATTTGATAGAATTGAAAATAATCCAAATGGACTTGAAGCAGGAGCTAGAGAAATAGCAGAAGAGTTAATGGCTGACTCAGAAATAGGTAAAACATTTTTAGGAAGTGGTATATTTACCCCTAATCATCCTAAATATACTTTTGTTTCAAACACTCTTATAGATAAAATGAAAAATCTTTATAAAGAAAGAATTGATAACCAAGCTGAACTTGTTTTAAAAACTCATAATGAAATAAAAGATTCTGGAATTTTAAAAGACTATGATATAGGCAATGCTTATAGAATGTCTCAAGCTAATTATGATAAATTAAGTGCTGGAGTTAGTTTAGATGTAGAATCTTCTGACATATTTAGGCAAGGAGTTAATAAACTATTTGGTGATGATGATGCTGCTGACGTAGCAAATCTTTATAATCAAGCTAGTATGATTCAAAATAAAATAGACAAATTTTATAATGAGTCTGAAAAGTTTGTTAACTTAAATAAAACTATTGTTAAAATAGATGATAAGTTAGAAACTTATTTAAGTTCTGTTAATAGTCTTAATGAAGAAGATTTTAATACATTTCGAAATGCCGAATTAAATGCAATAAATAGCATTGGCACAGATAAAGAAGAAGCAGATTACAAAAGTAATTTTACTACTCCAGCAGGTGTGTTAGCTCAATGGAATGAGGGTGATTTAATTGATAAAGAAAAAGGACTTTATATTGCTACTTCAACAAAACTTGAAGGTAGTAGAGAGTCTGTAAATCCTTTTGGTAAGCAAAGAACAGGACTTTTTGGTTTGGATGAGTTAGCTTTTGATATTTCCGCAGTAAGTGAAGAAAACATTACTTATCGTGAAAGAGCTGTTGTTGATGGTAATTTAGTTGAAAGAGAAGTTTTTGGAGAAGCTCTAACTTTTAGAAAATATTTAGGTTTTATGGTAACTCGTCTTGCTGCTGGTTTAAAATTTGAAGCTGAAAGAAATAGAAACTCTCAAGGAAGCTCAGATTATATAATTGATGCCTATAGACTTTTAGCTAAAAATGGTTATATAAGAATGAAAGATGCTACTAATATTGAAAAAGGTTTAATTCTTGTAAAACCTTTAAACAATAGCACTGTTATTTCAGGAAGTGAACAACTTTCTGCAGATGAAAGAGAACAATTAGGCATTGATAATTTATATAACATGACTGTAAATAGAGCAATAAAAGATGCTAAAGAATCCGGTGGTGGAACTGATGAAGATATTGTTCCAACTATAATAGCTGATGCAGAAAAAGATTTAGAAGAAGAAATAGATAATACGCAAGATGTAGAAAAAAGAGAACAACTTTTTACAAGGTTAGATGATGTTAATAGTGCAAAACTTAGTGATAATGAAGCCCGTAGACTACTTCTTAAAGAACTAATTGCTCCAACTAAAACCAATCGAGGAAAACCTTATGTATATGATGAATCTGTAGGTTTAATATATAATTTTGGAGAGTTAACTAGGGCAGATGCCGAATCTATTTATAAACAACTTCTTATAACAAATGGAGTAGACTCAGACCCTGAAATAAGAGGCTTAATAGATGTAGCTAGATTTAAGGGTGATGATAATTTAGCTGATACCATGCAACAAGATTTTACAGGCAGACCTTCTCTTGATGCTTCAACTCAAGGTGCACCACCAATAGTTACTTTAGGTAAAAATATAGGACAATCATTGTTACAATTTAATACTCAACAACAACAAAGTTCTGACTTTAAAAAATTACAAGACTATGCTGAAGGAACTCGAACTTTTATTCAACCTAGACAACTTGAAAAATTGTTTACTAAGTACAACTTAGGACAAAATCCTACTCAAGAAAAAGTTCAAGAATTTTTAAAGGATAATAGCTAAAATGTCTTTATTCACTACAGAACCTTCTAGTTTAAATAGTAATAAAATTACTGAAGAAAAAGAAAAACAACCTATAAACTTACAAGATGAACCAATTAATCATCGTGGCGAAGGTAATTTTTTATTAACAGATGATAAATATAAAAATTTATTTAGTACTGATTCTAAAACTGACCCTATACCTGTTAAGAAACAATCTTTTCAACCATTAGATTACAGAACTCTAAAAACTAATTATGGTGTTACAGACTTTGAAAATAATAAAGAAGTTATTAGAGATGCCGAAAAAGTTTTAGGTTACTTTGGTAGTAATGATGAGATTGTTGAGTGGCTAAGAGATGCTGAGATAAGCACTACAAGTTTAGTTGCTAGAGCATTAAAATCAAAAAACGCACCAGATGAAATTAAAAGTGCTTATGCTAGATTACAAAATAATTTTCGTAAAGCTAAATTAAAAAATCCTACTGAATGGATTGGCTTACTCAAGAATGGTTTTGTTGATGTAATGGCAGACCCGTTAACTCTTGTGTCTTTAATGGCTGCTCCTTTTACTGCAGGAACTTCATTAGCTGCTAGAACTGCGTTAAATCAAGCAATTAAACAAGGTCTTAAAAGATATAGTATGTCAGAAGCTACTAAGTTAGCTGCAAGACCAGCTATATTAACTGGAGCAGAAGGTGCTGCTTGGTCAGGCTTACATAACTATTATAATCAAGACTTAGATATTAATTTAGGACTAAGAAATAATCTTGATTTAAATGAATTAATAACAGCTACTACTGCAGGGGGAGTTATTGGTGGCGGTTTAGGTTTTGTTTCGGGAGCATTAGATGGTCGTAGATATTTTAAAAAACAATACATCATGCATAATCCTGATGCACAAATTAAAATTGCTGACTCTAAAACTAGAAAGCAAGTAGTAGAAACAGAACAAGCTTATGATGCAATCTTACCTACACAAAGAAGTCCTAGAGTACTGGTAGAAAGAGCTATTGGAACTTTTGTTGGTAAAGCTACTACTCCTTTATTAACTACTGCTAAGTCTTCTAAAACTTTAGACTACTTTTTAAGAATGTTACGTTACGATTATGGTCGTACAACTTTTGGTTCTGGATTTAAAGAAAAAACAGACGAAGCAGCTTTATCTTTATCTGAAGGTATAGCTTTAGGTTTTGGTAAAAGGCATTATCCTTTAGAACAAATCTTTAATAAATTAGGTAGAACTTCTAGATTTAAAAACTTTTTTCAAGCAAGAATTACTGAACAAGACAATGCAGCTTTACTTAAACTATTACAAACTAGAGGAACAGCTAAACAATTTAAATATAAGGAAGAAGTTTTAGATGTTTCTGATGAAGTAAAAGAAGCTTACAAAGGTGTAAAGAAATTATTAGATGATACTTTTGATGAAGGTGTTGATGAAGGTATTTTTAGAAAACAAAACAAAGTTAAAAATTATTTTCCAAGAATATTTTCTTTTGGTTTATTACAAGCAAATAAAGACCAATTTAAAGATTTATTAAAAGCGTATGGTTATGCTACTCCTGTAAATACAAAACCTAAAAAATATAAAAAGTATTATAACAAATTAGAATTAGATAAAAAAGAAGGTGAAAGAACTATTGAGTTAGGTATTCCTGCCGATGCTAAAACTATTGACCAAGAAACTTTTGGACTGCAAGAAAAATATGGTGTCGATAGTTTTGAAGATTTGGCTATATTAAGAAAAGTTAAAGAATCTGAAGTAGCTAAAAAAGCTATTGATTTAAAAGCAGATGAAATAGTTGAGAATATGTTGGCAATGCGACATACTCCATTTGAATTTAGACCTACTGGAAGTGTTGGTGCTGGAAAAGGTTACATGCAACATCGAGTGTTTACTAAAATACCTGATGATGAATTAGCAGACTTTTTAGAAACAGATGTTACTGATGTCTTAACAGATTATTTTACCAGCACAACTCAAACCATAGAAAGAACTAAAAGATTTGGTTTAACTAATGGTGAGTTTGAAGAAAATATTGTTCAAAAAATAAAACAAGAACTAAACGATAATGTACCGACAAACTTAACAACCGAACAAAAAATACAATACAGTGAAGATATAGAAGCTGTTTTAGAAAAAGTTAGAAACTTACATGGTAAAAGCACAGGTTTAGATGTTGATAGACCTACTACTTTAGGTGGCGGTAAGCTACAAGAAATTTCTGAATGGGGTAGATTAAGTCAGCAAATGGCTCACTTACCGTTAGCAGTTATTTCAAGTGTAACAGAACCTATCATTATGCTATCAAGAGTAGGTGTTACAGATGTTCCTGCAGCTACAGCAGAGATAGGAAAGTCTTTAGTTAAGGGTATACAAAAAGCTGTAGACAGAACTATACAAGGAGCAAGGTCTTTGAGTGGTAAAAAAGTTACCTTTAAAGACTTAGATGATGACTACTGGAAAGAGTTATATGAAGTAGGTTTAGCATTAGAATCTGCAACACTTGATGGTTTTGATAGACTTGCAAGTGGCGATGCTTTAACTGGTAAAAGAGCTAAAGGTTTTCAGAATATGTTCTTTAAAATGAACTTTCTTACTCAATGGACACAATCAGTTCAAGCAGCTTCTTTTGTAACAGGGCAAAAAATTATCAGAAGAAATGCTCAGAAGCTTTATGAAGATTCTATAGGAGCAACAACTTTATCTACTGGTAATTTTAGAAATGCTGGAGTGAATCAAAAAGACTATTTAACAGGACAGCTAAACGAATTAGGTATTGACGAACAAGATGCAATTAATTGGTATCGTCAATCTTTAAATGAAAACAAAGAATTTGATGTAAATTTATCTCAAGGATTAGATTTTTATTCTGAGAAATATTTACCCGGAGCAGGAAGATTTGTTAATGAAGTAATTCTTAACCCATCAGTAGCGGCAGCAAATAAACCATTAATGTTTAGTCATCCCGCAGGAAAACTACTATTTCAATTTGCTGGTTATCCGACTGCATTTAATAACATTGTAATGAAAAGGTTTGTAAATGAAAGTTTTAAATACCCGATGTCTGCTTCTCCTAAAGTACTAGGGGCTACTTTAGCTATGACTTCAGTAGCCGTATTAGGTAATTATTTAAGAAGTGAAGGTAGTTCTTTTGTGGACTATCAAACTGGTAGACCTAAAGAATTTGGCGAAATAATAGCTGATGCTTGGGCAAGGTGGGGAGGTTTTGCTTTCTTTGATTATGGTAGAAGAATAAATCAAAATTTTAAATATGGTTCAGGAACTATTGGCTCAATAGCTAAAGGAGTAACTGGTCCTTTACCTGCAGATATAGTAGATACAATTTTATATAGAAAGGGTCTTTTTTCTTTAGGTGCTTCTAACTTTCCGGGATATGGAGCTTTAGGTTTAGTTGATAAAGATATGCAAAAAAATGCAAGAAAAGCAGGAAGAGATTTAGATAATAAATTAGCAGAATTTATGTTTGGTGAAAAAAAATCTTCATCCTCTAATAGAAGAGTAAGATATAGAACTGGAGGACCTTCAGTTAATGTTCCTAATGCTCCTGCTAGACCAGAAGAAAGAGTAAATAAAAATACTGGTATGCCTTATGATTTAGAAGCTGGACCAACTGCACAGCCTGAGAAAGATAGAAAAGGTTTTAGTGAAGAAGGTAAGTTACTAGCAACACTAGAAAGAAGACAAAAGAAATTTATAGGCGGTGTAGAAAATTTAAATGATGACTCTATTCCTATGCCTAACCCTATAAATAGAAATGATGACTCTATTCCTATGCCTAACCCTATAAATAGAAATGATGACTCTATTCCTATGCCTAGTTTAGGTAAACCCCCTATGTCTAAAGATACAGTTATAGATATGGTTAAAGATAAGTCTTGGTTTAAAAGAGCTACTGAACCAGAAGGAGAATTATATAAAGGCAAACATACTTTACTAACAACTTCTATGGAAGCAGACGGTAAAGAATATTTATTTCCTACAATTAGAGAAGTAAATGGAAAACTTAAAAAACTATCAAATAAAGATGCTTTTAAAGAAGCAATGAGCAAAAAAGATTTTTTAGTCTTTGAAGGTAAAGATAAAAGAGAACAAGCTACTGAAGTATCTAAAATAATAAGCAATCTTATTATGCCTACCAGAGATACTAGAATGAAAAAAGTTACTGGCGGTGTTGGAGCAACTGTTGAGTCTTTGATTAATAAAAAAAGCGATGAACCTGTTAGATATAACAATCCCGGAAATATAGAAGAAGGTCAAGGATATGCAGGAGAAACTGGTAATGTTTATAACGAAAAAAGAAGAAAAGAAGGAATGAAAGCTTTTGTGGTATTTGATACTCCAGAAGCCGGTATTCGTGCAATCATGAGAGATACTAGAAATAAAATTAAAAATAGTAAGGGAGATTTAAAAGCTATGATATATAGATATGCTCCTCCAAGTGATAAAAACCCTACAGAAAAATATTATAATTTTGTTTTAGGAATGGTAAATAATAAAAAAATTGTAACTGAAGAAGACATACCTAATATTGTGAGAGGTATTATTAAATTTGAAAATACAAAAGAACTTGCAGATTTTTATTTACAGCCAGAAATTTTTAATAAAGCTATCGCAATAAGTAAACAAGATTTTCCAGAGGGCACTACTACTCAACAAATGTTAGAAGCAGTTAATTATTATAAAAGACAAAAATTTGACTCTGGTGGAGATGCAGAAGAAAAAATAAACTTGAACTTTAAGGAAAGAGCTAAAAATATTAATGAAACTTATAAAGATAAACCTTTTCATAAAAACATAGATTTTGATTTACTAAGAGACATAGGAAAAAATCCAGTAAGTTCTTATAAATTTGGAGATAGATACGCACTAGGAAAGAACAACGAAAGAATTGCACTTCCAGATAGTGCTATACGTTTTGCAAATGTTTATTTTAACGCAGCTAAAGCTTTAGGTTACAGCGACAACCAAGCTTTAGCAATAACAACTTCTGCTGCTCAAGAAACTGGGTACGGTGCAAAAACAGGTGCTAATTCGTTTGGTATTAAAGCTAGAAAAGGAGAACCTTATAAAGAAGTAATTACACATGAAGAAAATGCCGAAGGCAGGAAAAAAGAAACTCATAAATTTTATGATTTATCTAACGGAACAGTTCAAGATAATATTCAATTATTCACACAGACTATGGAAAGAGAATACCCGTCTTATTGGAAAAGTCTTGATACAGAACCTTACTCTAAAGCCATAAAATATTTACAAGACATAAACAGAGGTGGTTACAGAAAAGTAGGCACTGGTTATGCTACTGACAAAAATTACTTAAAAAACCTAGATGCCGTACATAAAGGTGTTAAAGAAAGAATAGGCTATTTTAATGATACTCTATAGAGAAAAAGATTTAGATGAAGCTTACAAGATAGATTGTAAAGCTCGTACTCGTAATGACATGCCTTGGATAAAGCGAGAAGATTTTAGAACTATCTATGAAGACTTAATGGATTTGTATATGATACAACTAAGTCCTAGACAGCTCTTAGAAGTTGAAGAGATTCCTGAAGTATTACTAGACTCATTAAAAGGAATACTAAATAAAAGCTTACACTTTGAACCAGAGGAAAAGTAATGGGCTTTCCGTTTGAAATAATTACTATGCTTGGTTCTACTGTTCTCAGTGGAGTTATGAGTATTTGGGCAGAAAGTAGAAAAGCAAAAGCAGAAGAACAAAAGCTACTTATCTCTAGGGGCGAGTTTGAAATGAAAGCTGTAGCTGCTGCTCGTAACGTAGACAATGTAGGCTTTCAATGGACTAGAAGAATTATCGCACTAACTGCTATCTTTGCGATTGTAGTGTTGCCAAAGTTAGTTGCAGTTTTTGCTCCAGATATTGCTGTTACAGTTGGGTATACGCAGTTTAAGCCCGGATTTTTATTCTTTACTCAAGACGTAGAGATATTTAAATGGATAACATTTGAGGGCTTAGTAATAACTCAATTAGATACAAACTTAGTATCGGCTATTATCGGTATGTATTTTGGTGGTAGCTTAGTAAAGCGATGAAAGGATTAGACTATATAGGCATAATAGAAACAATAGGAATACCTATGGTAGGTGCTATCGGCATGGGGTATTTAGTATGGCTAGTAGTAAAGTTTTTGATGGCTGATATTCATAAAAAATTAGATACTCAGCATCAAATGATTGTTGCCTTGATAGATAGAATCAGGCAAATGGATAATGATATGATTCGAATTGATGCCATGTGTAGAGCTGCAATGGGTCTAGACCCTGATGTCAGTCGAATAGCCAGAGCAGACGGTCAGAAAGACCAACGCAAAGACTAACCATAAAAACTTTATCAGGTGCTGAATAGCTTGTTTATTCGGTAGAATTAACTATTCCTAAAGGAGGAAAAACATGAGAACAGACGAAACTGTATGCGTATTGTGCATAATGTTTTGGGTTGGACTAGCTATGTTTTATGCTAGTGTAACTATTTAATCACTATTTTGAACACGAGCATTTAAATATGATTCAATATAACTATGTATTGCATCAAGTTTAACTGTAGCTTCCCTAATTATAATCCTAAGATTTTCATAGTCTTGTGGGGCTAGGTGTTTTTTAAGTTTCGTTATATCAACTTTAGTTCTTTCTGTAACTAAGTTGCCACTTTTATCATACAATAATCTATAAGCTAAAAGTTGTGCTTCATTTCGTTTCGTTTTCATTGTTAAATCCTGTAAAGGTTAATTGTCCATAATCACCTCTCAGTCCGGCTTTTTGATATGAGGTAGCTCTACCTTCAAAAAAGTTTTGATGCTCTACTCCTAACACATCATCTAACCAGCCTAAAGGATTATCTTTCTGATTATAATTAGGTTTAAGTCCTAACTGTAATAACCTTCTATCAGCAATGTATTTGTTGTACGCATACATTTCTTCTTTAGTTAATCCTTCTATATCTCCCATTTCAAATACTAAGTCCAAGAACTTTTCTTCTAGTTTTACCATCTCTCTACATATCTGATAGATTTCTTTTTTAAAGTCATCTGTCCAGATGTCTAGATTTTCTTTGATAAATTCTCTAAATAATTTAGTCATTGCTTCTACATGTAAGCTTTCATCTTTAATAGAATAAGCCACAATTTGACACATGCCTTTCATCTTACCAAATCTTTGAAAGTTCATGAGTATAGCGAAGCTACTGAATAGCTGTAAGCCTTCCGTAAAGGCTGAATAAACGGCTAAAGCTTTGGCGATAGTCCTTTTATCAGACTTAATAGTTTTAAGGTCTGTAATGTACTCATGCTTGTTAGACATTTCTTCGTATTCGGCAAAAGCTTTATACTCCATTTCAGGCATACCAACAGTATCTAATAGTAAACTGTAGGCATGTTGATGAATTGCTTCCATGTTGCCAAAGGACAGCATCATCATTCTAGCTTCTGGAAGTTTGAAAAGTTGCATATACTTTTCTACATATCCCGAAGCAACATCTACATCTGACTGAGTAAACAATCTGAATATCTGAACTAAAAGATTCTTTTCTGAATCAGTTAATCTTTCATTCCAATCTTTTACATCGGTATGTAGTGGTACTGACATTGGATGCCAGTGCATTCTGTTTTGTAAATCGTAATACTCAAACATCCAACTGTAGTCAAATGGTTTGTAGTAATCTCTAGTTTTTAATAGGCTCATTTATCCCTCACAAGCAATACATTCCACTTCATCTAACTTAATTCGTGGAACTTTAATGTTAACATTCTCTGCAGCTTTAGCAGCATCAGACCTAAAATAGTAAAGTGATTTTAATTTATTAGCACCGTACCAATGAACATCACTAACATACTGTAAGTATTCATTATGTTGTTCTTGATTCTGAGTTGAATCAGGTAAGATAAAAAATAGATTAACACTTTGACTTTGACATATAAACTCTTGTCGCTTATATGCATGTTCGACAACCCAGATTTGATTTATCTCATCTGCGGTTTTAAATATTTCTTTTTCTTCTTTTGTAAATAACTTTAACTCTTGTATTGACCCACGATTATCACTAATATCTTGCCAAACTTTCTTACGCTTTTTAGGGTCAGTTATTTTTTTGTTGATGAGTTTTTCGAGGTTTTTATTTCTAACTTTGTAGCTTCCAGATAACGTTTTGTGAGTGAAGACGTTAGCCCTGATAGGCTCGATGGACGGAGAAGTTCCCCCACAAATAATACTGGAACTAGCATTAGGTGCAACAGCAAGGAGATGGCAATTCCTAAGACCAGAATTAGAAATATCAGGAGCTTCCCCCCGTAATACAGCAAGTCTTCTAGATGCAAGAACAGCAGCTCCTTTGATGAACTTAAATAATTTATAGTTGATTCCAGTCGAGAAGATTCCCTCAAAGGGAACGTTTTGATTTTGTAAATAAGAATGAAAACCCATTGCACCAAGACCGATAGACCTTTCACGATAGGCTGAATAAGCAGCTTTTGTAAAGCCTTCTTTACCTTCTTTAATGTGCTTTTTAAATCTTTCATAGTTTGCATTGTAACCTCCAAGTGAATTTAAATCGACTGCATTTTCAATAAAGTGTTCTAATACATTGTCAAGCATAGTAACTAAATCATCTATAAATTTATCATCTTTAGACCATTCATCAAAGTGTTCAAGGTTAACACTTGACAAACAACATACTGCAGTTCTCTCGTCATTAGTAGGTAAGGTTATCTCTGAACATAAGTTACTTTGTCTTACCTCTAAGCCTAAATCTTTTTGTCCTTGTGGTAGAGCATCATTACAGTTATCTATATTGACAATGTAAGGCTCTCCAGTTTCTGCTCTAGCATCTAATAATTTGGACCAGAGTTCTCTAGCTTTTATAATCTTAACAGCTTCATTTGTTTTCGGGTCAATCAACCGCCAATCATCATCTTCTTCTACAGCAGTTAAGAAAGCATTAGTTATGTTAACTCCATTATGTAAGTTCAAACATTTTCTATTTACATCGCCTCCAGATTCTTTTCTCATTACCATAAACTCTTCAATCTCTGGATGAGATATATCCATGTAAGCAGCGTAGCTACCTCTTCTAGTAACACCTTGATTGAAGGCTAACATTTGAGAGTCTACTACTTTCATAAAAGGTATTGAGCCAGTAGATTTACTACCATTACTTGTAGGTATACCATCACTTCTAATATCTCCCCAGTAACCACCAATACCGCCACCAGAACTAGCTAACCAAATGTTTTCATCATAGTGGCTAGATAAACCTTCACGGTTATCAGGAACATAATTAAGAAAACAACTAATAGGTAAGCCTCTAGTTGTACCGCCATTAGAAAGAATAGGGGTAGAAAACATAAACCAAAGATTAGAAACATAGTTATAAATTCTTTGAGCCATATCAAAGTCGGTTTCTTCTTTAAAGGTAGAAACAAATATAGAGGCTCTAGCGAATGCTTCTTGTGGCGAAGTTTCATTCTGCCATAAGTATCTATCTTGAAGCGTATCTAAACTAAACTTATCTAATTTTTTATCTCTATCATAATTTATTATGATTCCTAAGTAAGGGTGTTCTCCTTTTTTATCACTCATTTGTTTCCTCTAATACTTTTATTAATTTATTTTCATACCACTCTGCTTTTTTTAAATCTTCGATACCGTTTTTATAAGTAAATCGCCATCTATATTTATGAGAGTTACCACGCAGATAACCTATAAATTCTTCTTTAGTTAGCATAGCTTCAATAGAATCAATACATTCTATTTTGCCTTGGTTATAATGTGCTGGATTATTAACAAGGTCATTTATTGTTTTATATTTCATTATTTATCCAATCCTTTTCAGGTAATTTAGTTTCGCTAAACCAACGGAAGCCGTTAGCTTCTGCCCATTCAGCATGGGTTCTTTTAGTTTTATCTTTTCTTACTTTAGCTCCGGGCATAGGAGCATAAGGTTTTTGAAAGAAAAACACCAACTCAATATGTTTCGGTAAAGCTTTTTTAATATGTACGTATTTACTATACTCTGGAAAATCCCAGAACCTACCTTTAGCTTCAATTAAAACAACACTACCGTCATCAAACTTACGTACAAAGTCTGGTTCGTATTTGTGTTGGATAACATAATCTATAGTTTCCCAATGATGTCGCCAGTCAGCAAACAATCTTTGATGTAATTCATATTCCCAATGACTATCGTAGCCTCTAGGAATACCTGCCTCTTTTTTAGGTCTTGGTTTTCTTGGTTTTCTTCTTGCCATTTTTCTTTATAGTTGAGTCATAATTTTTAGCAAGTTTCCAATATTCTAAAATATTATTAAACATTCCTAAATGTTTCTTTTGTGATTCTTTATCCCAAACATGATACAAAATAGTTTCAGTATTTTTTCTATCTATAAATATAGATATTCTTTCTACATCTTTAAAGCCACAACCTTGAGCATAAGCTGAGAGTTGCATACCATGTTCGTCATAAACTAATTTAGCAGGGTCTTTACCCTCTAAGTTATCTTTAGTTTTAAAGTCAATAAATATTCCAGACTTAGAATATAAATCAACCTTACCACCATAGCCTTGTTTAGCACAGAAAGAATCTTCGGCTATCCATTCTTCATCAGGATAAGTTTCATCTAACCAAGCCTTAATAATTTTATAAGGTTTAGTTTTTTCTTTACCTAAGAATCCTTTCTCAATCATCCCATGTATTTTTGTACCTTGTTCAGCAGCTTGAATACTAATCTTTTTAGAATCATATTTACATCTAGCTGAAAATGATTCAGTAGATTCATCTTCGTATCTTTCTAAAGATAGAGCTGAGTTTAGAGCCTGATTTATTTTCCAGTTTTCTAAAGATGGTTTAGCTATCGTGCCGATGATAGTAGTAACAGAGGGTACTAAACCTAATGTTTTAGCATCTCTTAATGTAGTGTTTCTTTCTCTACCATTAGCACCAATGATAGTATACATTGGTTCTCCGTCTTGGTCATACCAATGACCTGATTCGGATGTGAACTTATTATAGTTGTCTACTTTAATTAAGTCAAGTTTATCGTTATTCTTCTTTGTCATTATCTAGTTCCTCAAAGGTTTTAAATACATCGGATGTAAAAAGTTTTTGTATATTAACAAGATACATTCGACTAGCATTGTGGTCGCCACCACTTACAGATTTTAAATAATCTAATTTCTTTACAAGTTTTTTAAGTTTAGGTACATCAAAAACTAAGGTACAAAATATATCATCGCCAATACATAAGTTATGAAACCAAAAGTCTGCTTCGGTAGCTTCAATACCGGATGGTTTACCATAAGATTGATACTCAATACAAATGTTACCGGTCTTCATCCACATTCCTCGTTCTGATTTTACTTCTATTTTTTTATTAGTTAGCATATCTGCTATTCTATCTTCTCTAATAGACCCATATTCTAAGTCAAGGTCAAACTTTTTTCTATCTTTCTTAGTGGGTTTCACTAGAATCTCCTTTATGATTTACAAATTTTATATTTTGTGTTTTTGGATTATACCCTAATATTTTTACTCCTAGTTTTTTTTGTTTAGATGTTCTTTGTTTAGTAGCATAATTACCAACTAAAGTTTTAACATCTATTAAACTGACATTGTTTTCTTCATCTATTGCTACAATATCTACTGGTCCATCACAACCACAATTTCTAAAAACTTCATAACCTTTTTCTAATAAAAAAGTAACTGCCTTTAATTCTGCAATATCTCCTTTTCTACTATGTGATTTAATATTCTTCATTAGAATTTCTTTTTAAAAATCTAGTAAAAAAATCTTTAATGTTTTTTGAATAATAATGTTTTTTAGGATAACCAGTAGGGTTATAGGGAGACCATCTTCCAGTTGTATAGTAATATGCATACATTTTATCATTAAAATAAATTCTTAACATTTGTGCTTTAGTTTCTTCAAAATAAATATCTTTTCTATCTAAAAACTTTTTTACATCCTCTAAAGATTCTTTAGTACTATGTTTAAAAATTACTTCTCCTTTAGAGTTAACTCTATTAAATTTCCAATTATATTCTTTAGTGGGTTTCACTCCAGTTACCTCCTAGCTTGTACTCGCCAGTCAAAGCACATCTCATGCCCAACTGCTGTCCTGCTTCTTCAATACATTCAACACCCATAAGACCAGTAAATTCTGCTATGTCTTGTTTAACTTGCATCTGCCATTCATCGTGAATGTTAGCAACAAACTTAGCATCAAGTGTATTTAGTTTTATTTTATTATCAAAGATACACATGGCTTTTTTCATAGCTATCGCACCTCCACCCTGTAGTAAAGTATTTAGAGCAGCATGTTCGTGCCTTACATAAATCTTTCTACCATCTAAACCTTTTAAGAATCCTCTTTTTGAAGCTTCTCTAACTCTGTTCGTAAGAGTTTCAAGTGATGGCAAGTTGGTAAGAAAACGCTTTCTAAGTCGCTTACCATCTTCTCTTTTTCCTCCAACCACTGTACCAAGCTTTTCATCTCCAGCTCCGTAGATAAGTGCATAGATGAAAGTTTTTGCTTTATCTCTTGATTCAAGTCCTGCAAGTTCTTGATTTGTTTTGTGTATGTCGCCATTGATTACCTCGTTAATATATTCTTCATCATTCATGTAGTGAGCTAACATTCTAAGTTCTAAGCCACTAGCATCAATACCTAATAAATTATACCCTTCTGGTACAGTCCAACAAGAACGACACTCTTCTCCGTAAGGACTATATACACCGGGAACTTGTGCTAGATTAGGACTTCTGTGAGACATACGACCAGTAATAGTGCCGTTAGGTATCACCGAACCATGAACTCTTTCACCTTTTAACTCATCTATCCAAGAGGATATTTGAGCTATCCGTTTCTGTAATAATAAAAACTCGGCAATGAGCCGAGCTTCGTGTATATGATTTATCTTTTTAAGAGTGCCTTCATCAACTATAGGCTGTCCAGTAGGTGTAAATCTTTCAGGTTTCCACCCAAAGTCTACTAAGTATTCGCCAATCTGTTTGCGACTACCAAGATTAAAGTCTTGTAGTTTCTTACGCATAAATGGGTCATAGTTCTTAGTAGTCAAACGCTTTTCATATTCTTCATCAGTCATGCCACGTTTAGATAAAGTACCGTCTTTCTTTATATAAGGAGTTACAAGTTTATCTTCTACCCATTTAGGTTTAAAAGTAGTCTGTACTTCATCTTCTACTTCTATCATTCTAGCTTTTAACTTAGCTAAAAGCATCGTGGCTTTTTCCGTATCAAATAGAAAACCAGTTTGTTCTTGTTGGTGCATGATTTGAGCAACTTGTGTTTCTAAATCTACACTATCCTGACTAAATCCTACACCTTCTTTTTCTAAAGCATAATAAACTTTCTCATTAAGTAATACATCTTGTTCACAATACTCTAGCATTTCGTGTGTATAGGTATCAAAATCATCAGGTTGTTCTTGCTTGTGAAAGTTAATTCTATATCCCCACGTTTTTAAACTGTGTCCGTTTTCTCTAACAGGTTGAAATAACCTAGACATAACTAAAGTATCAACAACTTGAGCTTCTAATTTAACATCAAGTATTTTTTCTATTGCAGGAATATCATAGCCTATAATATTATGTCCGATTAAAACATCAGCACTTTGTAAATATTCTACCCCGTCAAGTAATTGATTAGGGTTAAATGTACGGCAAGTATCTTCTGCTAAATCTTTGGCAACAATACACCAGATTTTACTAGGATTTAATCCGTCTGCTTCTATATCAAAAATCAATTTCTTCATTATCGAATGTCTCCTGTTCTGTTAACTCATGTAATCTACCAGTTTCACTATCATATCTTAATGCACAAGCTAATCCAGTATCTCCAGTATACCTTGATTTTAAAACTCTTACCTTAGTTTTATTTGCTTCTTTAGGGTCTTTAGCTTGTTGATTTCTTTCAAGAGCAATTACACAATCAGATAACTGTGAGATTCCTTGTGAACCTTTTAAGTGAGACAGAGATACTTCAATGCCTTGCTCATGCCCTTTTTCTCCTGCAGCTCTACGTAAGTGTGAAACAAGTATCATGCCCACATTAGTTTCTTCAACTAAACTACGCAGTCTATTCATAAGAGAATCAATACCTCTACGTTCATCGCCTTCGGATAAAACATTTACTAACATGTGTAAGTGGTCTACCACTACCCATTTACATTCACACCCTACAATCATGTATCTGAGCTTGGCAAAGATTTCGTCAATGTCAGTTGCTCCTAAATGTGAATGAATAAATACTCTATTCTTTTCTATTACTTTATCAAACAAAGTATTAAGTTCTTCGTCACTATAATTATCTCTTTTCTCATTAAGATATATTCTGTCATTAGCTTCAATGGATATTAAACCATCTGCAGTTCTCATCCAGTTTTCTTCAAGAGCAATAATACCTACGTTATCTTTAGTAGTTTTAATTAGCCAATGTTCAAGCTCTCTAGTTACTGAAGACTTACCGAGACCTGTACCACCTGTTAAGGTTACTAACTCGCCTCGTCTCATGCCATATAATTTTTTATTTAAACCTTCCCAAGGATAAGAAATACTTTCTTTTACTTCTCTATGTAGCCAGTCTGATTTTTGACTAGACAGTTCCATGATACCTGATGGAGTATAAGTCTTAGATTCCCACCATGCTTTAGTAAAGCCTTGAAACTCTTTTTGTTTGAGCATGTCATTAGCATCTTTATAGCCGTTGGGCAAAGTCATTATCTTTACCTTCCCGGGCTTTAATACACGAGCAACATTTCGTGAGGCTTCTCTACCTGCCTTGTCATTATCAAAGCAAAGCACGACATTATCAAAGCTCTCAACAAACTCAATGCTTTCTCTAATATCTTTTACTGCCCCTGCAGCACCTCGTTTAAGAGATACGACTGCCCACTTACCTTGAAAGAGTTCGTCTACTGCCATAGCATCACACTC